CTCGTAACCTTGATCCAAGCCAACTTGGAAATCATTTGGAACGTCGGTGTCTGTAGCGATACCTTCTTCAAAACGAAGTGGGCCACGGAGACCTGAAGTTGCAGGAGAGAACTTGCGCTCGTATACGTTTCCTGGACGCTCTGGGTACTGTGGAGTTGGTGCGATATTTGGTGTTGCCATTGTTTATCTCCTATAGGATAAGGGATTGAGGTTCCTCAGGGTTAATTCTGTCTTGTAGTAGGTGTTTTGTCATAGTAAATTAAAAGAAAGGATTGGAGCTTACCTCTACGGTAGGCATAACCATTTCTTGGGTCAGGGAGCAGGCAAGGGCCAAAGAGTCCACAAAATCGTCGTGGGCGTGGACTTCATCCGGCGCAGCCACTAAAAAGTTAGGCCCCTTATACTGAACTTCAGCATCTGTCATCTGTTGGTAAAACTTCTTCCAGATACGAAGGCGACGGGTTTTAGCGTGGGCAGGCCAAGAGACCATCTGACGTTGAATCAGGGCCTGAAGGTGCTTCCACCGCTTTGACTGCTCAGTAGGGCTGGAAGTAACTGGCACCACTTCTGCTCTAGGCATAAGAATCTTTAGACGTCCGGCCACTGCATCACCTACACCATTAGCATCTACTCCGATAGCAAGTACATCATAGTTTCCAAGGAACTGCTGGATTTGGAAATATTGTTCTTCCCAGTCATCTCCTTGAAGCTCCAGCCAGTTGAGCACCCTATGATCATAGTATCCATATTCATCTGGACGATCCCAGTCTACCCAAACTACTGTGACCACTGTGCTGTCCATCTTACGGGCCGGGTCAATTCCAACCACAACAGGAGAGCGGTGCCAAGATTTAACTATTTCTTGTGAAGTATCTCCAAGATCATCCATAATGTTGGATGTTACGAACATACCTCGCTCAAGTAGCCACTTGCAGTTATAGGATAGCTGGAACTCATCAGAGTCCTCGCCAATACGAAGCATCTCTTTCTTAATAAACTTTTCATAGTTAGGCTGAATCTTAGCCACATCTTTCCAGTCCCACTGGAAATGATTCTGCTTAGCCTTAGAGTTCTGTGTTTGACGGCGCTTATTAAGTTGAATAGAACGATAGAAACCATTCTTGTGGGTTGTAGGAGTGCCTGTTTTAACCATGGTGGCGTTATAGTACGCACCCATAGGCGCAATAGACTTTGATACCACAAAGTCATCTGCTTCTTGACACTCATCAACAATAATAAGGTGGAAAGACTTAGACTCAATTTTAGCTCTTGGGTTAGCTGTCATCATCATGATGGTGCTTCCAGACTTCTTTAGCTTTAAGTTTCTTACAACGCCAGGAGTCTTAGTAGGAATATCATCAATTTCAGGGTCACCAAAGACTTCCATAGCTCTTTCAGAGGTAAGGCGGGACACTGTACGGGAGTATAGAGTTTCTACCTGGTTTTGAGTAGGAGCAAACATTCCCACCCAAATTCCATCACCAAACTTACCTAAAAGCTCTGGATAGATCTTAGCTAGTCGTGGAAGGATAACCATCAGTGTGGCCACTGTATTAGCGATGGTTTCTGACTTTCCTGACTGACGTGATGCGAGGGCGGTGATTTCTTCGCCATCATTGATAATGACTGATTCGATAACACGGCGTGCCAAGGGTTCCTGGTACGGGTGAAGCTTATGTCCTACAAGCATCTCCATGAAGGCCATGATCTTAGTGATCAAGATCTTAACAAATTCTTTGGAGAGTTCGTCTAGAGTGTCCTCTTCCTCATCTTCAGGAATAGGATTGAAGGATTCATCCTCCACTGCCTCAAGATCTACCTCTTCAAACTCGTGTTCGTTCACTCAGGGTATCTTTCTTTAAGCGTAGTTAGAATGGCATAGATAGATTCTGCGCCAACTCGTGCCTCTTCTAGATTAAAATTATCTTCTGTTTTCTGCCAGCTAGATAAGTTACGGCCAATTGAATACAAGACTTGGTCAGACCAGGTAAGCAGCTCTGCTGTAGAAAGCTTAGCCACTCTTTTTTCAATGCGGCTCTTAACTCGTTCTTCTTTTTTCTTAAACATCGTATTCTTCCCCTCGTACTATATCCCAATCAAATTCGCCTTCAGCCACTGCCCTACCTGCAATTGCATTGGTCAATGCTTGGCTTTCATCATATTGTGCTACCCACTTACCTACGACAATAGATAATCGGGTAAACGGCAACCTAAATACCAGGCCACTGCCATACCTAAAGGGCTCTTCGATTTCTTGTGTATTAGAGCGCTCAATAATTACTTTAGGCTTTATAGGATAAACCATAGCATGCCAAAAGTACTTTTTGCCCATATCGTGCGTTCTAGCCATTGTCGCCTAATCTTTCGCACATGTGGGTAGGAATCTCATGTTCCAGAACCAAAGCTGAGCAATCCCGGCATTTAAATACTTTTGGTGGATTAAAGTTGTTCTGAGCAGTAGCTCCTTCAACAACATCGTCTTGTCCAGGCCTAAAGTACTCATGAACTACCTCTGGGCGCATAAAAATTTCTGGTGGGAATGGTCCCTTGGCAGCTTGCGATGAACGTGGAACAGGATGACCTTGTTTGGTCTCTATACGCTCAATTGTCATATTTTGCCCTTTTCTCTGTATAGTGACTAATATTACACCATGTTAGAGGTTTGCACGACACTGTATTTACGGCTATACTGGAGGCAGGAGATTAAACCCTCCGACACTAACAACGAAACAAAAGAGTTACAACTTGTTCGGTAGAAAGAGACCGAACTGCTGAGGACCTAGTGACAGTAGGTCAATAGTTCGGGTTGGCTCTCTAGCCTAGGAGATAGTGTGAATCTGAATGACAAAAGGAAACTTATAATCCTTGGGCTCGCAGCCCTCTTAACAATCTCAAATTTAATAACGTTTACGGCCAAGGCCACGGCCCCGATGCTACAAAGGTGCTTAACACCTGTCGGAAAGCTTGAAGTGGCTAAAAAGCTCACCCCAAAGCAGCTCTACCAACTTTTACAGCATGTAGGGTTTAAAGGCCATTCCCTTAAGGTCGCTTGGGCTGTAGCTATGAAAGAAACCCACGGCAACCCTCTTGCCCATAATTTCAACCCACGAACGGGAGACAACTCTTATGGGGTCTTCCAGATTAACCTTTACGGGGCTCTGAAGGGCCGTATAAAGGACTTTGGCTTAAAGTCGGCACAAGACCTCACCAACCCTGTAAAGAACGCTCAAATCGCCTACAAGATGAGTTCTGGGGGTACTAACTGGTCCCCTTGGCACGCTGACCCAGGTGAGCGTGATCACAAGCTAGTTCAAATGTGGATTAAGATCTGCCCTCAATTTTTGGCAGCTTAAGACTTCTTACCGGCCCTACGCTTATTCTCCTTGGCAGTATTTTTGCCATGCTTGAGTGGGCGTAGGTTGCTGGAAGAATCGTTATCGTGGTTATTATCTTTGTGATCCACGTCTGTACCCTTAGATAGCTTGCCATGCTTCTTTTCATATTTAGCACGAGCAGCATTCTTAGAGGTGGTGTGCCACTTACCTTTAGAGTCTTTGTAGTGCTCAACAATAATTTTACGGCCGCCATTAGCAGCAGAGCCTTTATACTCTTTGCCGCCAGCTACTTCTTTTTTCTTAGTTGCCATCTGTTAAACCTCGATATTCTCTATCTATATCATCCTCTGGTTTTTTATCGTAACCAGCAAAAAATTGATCACTAAACTGTTGTGATCTAAGAAGTGTTTTTTGAATTTCGGGTTGCTCATAAAAATCATTATTTTGTAACTCTACGTGATCACAAAAAGGGCATGCAGAGTGGTCCAACTTAACCGGCGTATATTTTGAACCATCTGGATAATCTCTACCTTCAGTTCTAGACACCCCATGGCGATCATGACCTCGCAAAATACCGTCATAAATTGCACCATCAGCTATAGTTGGGTGATCGGAAGGGACTAGGAGCCTAGTCTTATGCTCGTTCTTTAACGCTTCCATCTCAGGCGTATAAGTACCTGCTTTTTTAAAGTGGTCTGAAATATTATCTAATG